CGCAAGAATCAGATTACCTCAGTCATGTGGGATCCATATCTGCCTGTACATACTGCATGGGATCTTGGTTATAACGATTCAACTTGTATTGTATTTTGTCAGGTATCAAGAGACGGTCAGATTCGTATTATTGATTACTACGAGAACAACAAAAAGGGATTGGATCACTATGTCAAAATCATCAAGGAAAAAGAATACACTTACGGTAAACATATTGCTCCTTTTGATATAGCTGTTCATGATCTTGGGACTGGTATAAGTCGTTGGAAGATGATGCATGATCTTGGTGTTACGTTTGTGAAGTATACTGAAAAGCCAATTGGAGTTATGGATGGTATTGAAGCAGTTCGTCGTAATCTTCCAAAGATGTGGATAGATGAGAGATCATGCGGACCACTACTACGATCGCTTGAGAACTATCGACAAGAATATGACAATAAGCGTAAGGTTTATAACTTAAATCCACTCCACGATCAATTTTCACACGCGGCAGATGCAATGCGTTATCTTTGCTGTGCTCTTCCTAAGTTGGTGAGCAATAGTGATCCAAAAGCATTAGAAGATCGTTATAATGAAGCCAGATATGGCTTTTCTGATTCATCAATGCCTGCTATATTTAGAACAAATCATAATCAAAGGTTTTAATTACTGCCACAAGCTGTGGCAGTAATTAAATAAACCAACTAGCTGTAGCTTATCAAAAGACAGATAAATCATAAGCTATAGCTAGTCAAATATACAAAAGGGCCCAAAATGACAAAGAAGACTAAAGAAAGATTTTCAGAAGAATTTGAGACAGAGCAAGAGTTCTTGGATGTTTTTGATAAATCGCAAGTTAATTTACAAGCTATTAGAGATTTAATGGAAGCTTTAAATAGAGGAACGCCATTTAAGAAATGTTGTGTTGAAGAATGCAAAGAAAATTACACCCATTATTGGACTAATATTAAAGATAAAGAGCAATATCCAATTTGTTTCAAACACCTTAAAGAAGTTGAACAAAAAAGGATTACTGAATTATTAGCGCATACAGCTGAACCAATGGATGATAACCAAATTCATGTTGCTAAAATGTGGAAAAATGTGGTTGATTCGAAAAAAAAGGCTGAGAATGGAAATTAAATCAATTGTTAATTGGTATTGCCCAAATGAAAATCCACTGTCCTTTTTGTGGTGGTGAAAAAGATACGAAAGAAGTGTTATGATTTATATATATGAATTTTGTGCATTAGATTATGATTGGTCAAAAATGCAAACAGTCGAAGAATATCTAAATAAAGATTTAGATTCTGACTTTAATCCTGACTATAAAATATATGGATTGTCATTTCTTGGTAAACATAAAGCTAATTGTCATGGTTCTAATCATAAAGAATTTATTGTTGATCGACTTACTATTTGTTTAGATGTTGCAAAAAGAGATCTTTGTTGGGATGAAACATTTACTCAAGAGCCAGTTATACTTCATTTTCCTCATGTTAATGAAAGCTATGGTTTTAATATAGGTTTTGCATGGCGTATTTACAATAATGGTTCTTCTTATGTTGCTTCTCCAGTCGAATTACCATGGCTTAAGCAATATAATTCATGGACTATATGTGAAGATGATGGAAAATTAATTGAGAAAAAATAATGACTCGTAATATGAGAAGACAATCTCCTAGAAAAGAGAAATCAATACATATTTGGCATGCTGATTGTGAAAAATGTGGCGAGAAAATACTTAATGATGGAGACGCTCGGAAATTCACTATCGAAGAAGATTTTAAATATCATGCAAAAGAATTTGAGATATGTGATGAATGTTACAAGACTCATTTTCAATTTTTAAATCAACCGTGAGAAATTATGCTAAAAGAATCGTTACATGATCTAAAATGTGCAACTAAAAGCCTTCAAGAAGATTTAGATAGTTTAAATGCAACATTGCATGAAATATTAGAGATGCAAGACAAGTCTTTTACGATTACTTTTAAAGGTAAAGTATATGACTTTCATCCATCAACAACAGAAGAAGAAGAAGATCAAAGATTTTATCTTGCTGAGACATTTATCGAGCGATTATTGATTCATGTTATATCTAAGAACATTAAAACAATGAATAAACCAAGAGTTATGGCTTATGGATGGGATGATATTTTATCATTTGCAGCTGGCCCAGATCCAAAAGATTTTCAATATGAAAAGATTTCAGTAGATCAATTATATGATATTAACGATGAGAGTGGCAATAAGATAACTTCATTGCCATTAAATCAAGATAGTGTGTATGTCAAAATGCAGGACGGAAGAAATGACAAATGAAATGGTATAGATGTTCAGATAAGTTGCCAAAAATAGAAGAAGAAGTTTTGGTAATTGATAAGGATATGTTTATTTATATGGCTTTATATAAAGAATGGAATGCTCCTTGTGGATTTGGATTCTTTTCAGGACAAGTTGAAGATATGGATGGAGGATTTCGCTCTCATCGCATCCAACTAAAAGATATTCTTTATTGGACTCCTACTGAAAAAATATTTGAAAATCTTCTTAAAAATAAGCCAGATGATTATTGGGATGATATTCAAGATAAAGGATTTAATTTTGATTGTGAAATTAAAAATGAAGATGATCCTTGCGAACATGAAGCTATTATAGGACCCAAGAAATGATAAGCAAGATCAGCAATTGGCTGAAAAGTAAAAGATTAATTCGTTCATTTGATGGTCATGGTGTTATTCCAACTGCTTTTAGTCCAGTAAATCAAGAAGATATACGTGACATTACTGCTGTTAAAAATTTCAATAAATCATTCGATGCACAACAGCAACAGATGCAAGCAAGATCAATGGTTGCACATGAGCCAGATTGTGATGTAATCTCCTGTAGAAAAAAATCTTGTTTTATATGGTCTCCTGATAAGATAGTCAGGAAGTCCACTGTTAAAATGAAAAGAATTAAATATAAAGGAGACTGAAAATGGTATTTCCCCAACTTGGGCCGCAATATTATACTGAGCGTCATAAAGGTATTTTAGCCAGAATGGAAGCATTCTATGCTGAGAGTATTACAATTAATCAGTCTTTTTGGTCAGAAGCTGATACTGATACACGATTTGAAACAGGTGATCAGACTTTATGGAATGATTTGTATGGTAATTTGCCAGCAGCTCGGGGAAGACAGTTTAACTTTAATAGAATACGTCGTGTTGTAAATATGATCTCAGGTCATCAACGACGTAATCGTAAATCAACTATAGTTACTCCAGTTGAAAATGGTGATGCTCAGACAGCTGATCAGTTTACTAAAGTAATGATGTGGGTAAATAATCAAGAGAACGTACTCGAAACAATATCTAATTCATTTCATGGTGCTTTAGTTACTGGAATGAATCTTTTACAGGTGTGGGTAGATTATAGAAGTGATCCAGTATCAGGTAATATAAAGGTAGACAACTGCAGTTATAATAGTTTTCTCATTGATCCTTATTTTAGGAAAGCTGATCTTTCTGATTGTAATGCTTTATGGAAACGATCATTCTTGACAAAAAGAGAAGTTCTTTCATTACTTCCAGATCATGAAGAAGAGATCATTGGTCTTATTAGTAATGATTCAGGAACTGGCAGAGATGGAAAATTCCAATTCATGCCAGAATCTTACAATTACGGATTTAAAAACTTACTCACCTATGATGAATTTTATTATAGAGATTACAGAACTCAAAAACTCTTAGTTGATGCCCAAACAGGTGAAACTATGGAATGGAAAAGTGATAATCAAGAAGGACTTGAAGCTTTTCTTGCTCAATATCCATCAGTTACTGTTATAGAGTCTGAAGTGCCGACAGTCAATCTTGCAATCGTAGTGCAAGGTAAAGTAATGTACGATGCAGCAAATCCTACGGGATCAGATCGTTATCCTTTCGTTCCAGTACTCGGTTATTACAATCCCCAGATGCCGTACTACCCGTGGCGTGTCCAAGGGGTAGTTCGAGGATTACGTGATGCACAATATCTTTATAATCGTCGTCGTATTATCGAGCTCGATATTCTTGAGTCCCAAATTACATCTGGCTGGATTTACAAGGAGAATGCTTTAGTTAATCCAAAAGATGTTTTCCTTTCTGGCCAAGGTCGTGGTCTTGCACTTAAAGAAGATGCGCAGATGTCTGATGTTCAACAGATCATTGCTCCTCAAGTTCCACCATCAATGATCGAACTATCAAAACTACTTGCTCAAGAAATGACTGAGATTTCTGGTGTCAATGAAGAGTTACTCGGTTCAGCAATGGATGATAAAGCTGGAGTTCTATCTATGCTACGCCAGGGAGCGGGTTTAACAACCCTTCAAGTACTTTTTGATCAACTTGATTTATCTCAAAAGTTACTGGGTGAAATTATGATTGATATTATTCAAGCTAACTTTACTCCTGGTAAAATTAAACGAATACTTGAAGAAGAAGAACCTTCAGATCAGTTTTATAATAAGGCATTTGGAAAATACAATGCGGTAGTGGAAGAAGGTTTAAATACTTCAACTCAAAAACAAATGCAATTTGCTCAGATGCTGCAACTGCGAGAAGTTGGAGTTCCTATTACGACTGCAGATTTATTAGATGCTGCAACTATTCAAGGTAAGAAAAAGATCATTGAGAATGCTGCAAAACAAGAACAGCAACAAGCACAAATGCAGCAAATGCAAATGCAGTCTCAAATGCAACTTCAACAAGCTCAAATGGCTGATATGGAAGGTCGTCGACAAGCTAATATTGGTCTTGCACATGAACGTGATTCAAGGGTTATGGAAAACTATTCAATGGCTGTTGAACGTGAACATAAAGCGAATGCTGAAGATTCTGCTGCAACTCTTGATAGAGTTAAAGCTCTTAAAGAGTTGGAGTCAATGGATTTATCGCATTTAGAGCAATTGGTTGGTTTGCTTGCTGGACTTAAAGCTCAAGAGGCTAATCAGTCTGAAAAAGGTGTTGAAAAAGTTGCAAGTACTCCATCAAATGCATCAACTCAAGCACAGTAAAAATAACTGCTTTACATAATTTCACGCACGACTTAAAACATATATGTCTCTAAATAGATAGAGGTATATTATTAACCTTGTAGTTTTAAGACTACAGTTTCGAAAGGTCCAATTATGAAAATGAAAAAACGTTATCACGAAGGTGGAATGCGTCAAGAGCGTCGTGAAGAAGATAGCGAAATTAAAGAATCTAAAGGTTCTGTTGCTAATCTTCCACAAGAAGTCTCATATAAACCATGGCCTAAAGGCGGCGAATATGCTGACTATTTCTTAGATGATACTATTTCAGGTATCGATAAACAACTTGATGAAGATGGCGCTAAAATGAAAAAACATCTACAACACGGTAAGTATTAGTAGAGGTTGTTATGATCGATAATACTTTTAAAGTACCTGCTAAAAAGATGAACGATAAATATCGTGATCCGCGCAGAGAACTTGAGCGTATGGACTTCGAGCTTATGCCTAAAGGACAAATGTCTGTTGCTAATCTAGATCCTAAGGGTTTTCAAAAAGAACGCCCTTATGAAATGATAGATAAAGTAGATGGTGTTAACTAGCACATAGGAGTTTATTATGCCAGCAGCTCCAAGACTTAAAGGTAAACCTGCTAAGATAGCTTTTTCTATTTTAGGGGTTCCTGCAAATCTTAAAGCTAAAAAGTCTGCTGCTCAAAAAGCATTAGATTTAACGCTTTTAGCTCAAGAAACTCAACGAGTTAGATAATTAAGGAAAATAATGGCTAAGAAAAAACATGTTAAAAAAGCTATTAAAGAAGCTATGCATCATCCAGATAAATTAGGTGCTGGTGCAAAGAAACGCAAAAAGCTTCATGGTAAAGATAAAGTTGAAGTTGTCATGAAGGAATTTAAACGTGGAACTTTAAATAGTGGTTCTGGACAAAAAGTTTCGAATCCTAAGCAAGCCATTGCAATAGCTCTTTCAGAAGCTGGAATGTCTAAGAAGAAAAAGAAACACAAATCTAAAAAATAATTCTTTTTTTTCATTGCTTCATTCTTGCTCTCTCTGCCAGTACACTTACACGTGCTGGCAGTTTTTTTTAATCGATATATAATGCACTTGACTGATCCTTTGTCAGGATGGTCCTTTTGGGGGAGCTGTGAGACCGTTGTGGTGATGGTTAGATATCCACAGCTTCCTTTATAACTTATAGGAGAAGTATGAGCAAACAGACAGTCGGCAAGATCGCTTCAGATCTCATGTTAAAGACTCCAGATAGTAGTGATCCCATAGAAATACAACGTGCAACTGAAAGAGAATATTTAGATAATCTAGAATGGTGTGTAAAGCATGCTTTAAAGCAGGTTGACTGTTCTTCGATTGCTGGGCATGATGAATGTAAAAATAGAACTGCTCTTGAAGGTGATTTTTATGTGGCAGCGCTTTTGAAAAAGGAGAAACTTTTACAAAATGTTTTGCGTAATTACTTTGTTGCAACAAAATCTTGTCCAACTCCAACGTTCGATCAAACGATTTATAAATATAACGCTCAAAAAGAAGCTATTGAGTTTTTATGGGTGGTTCCAGACCAAGAAACAGCGCTCACGCTCAAAGAAAATAAACAAATAGTTGTTCCAGCAGAACGTGGTTTACTCCAATTCGTTTTAGATTATTATAATGGTAATCTTCATAGGATTTGTAAGAAGCTTAATGGAGAAACTATGGATGCAGGTTCAATGTTAATAAAAGGAATATAAAGTATGACAAAAAGACGAGGTCCAACAGGTGGTACATGGGCAGCACCAGAAATGCCACCATTAGATCATGTATTTCCAGCAGAAATGGGAGTTCCTCAAGCAATAGCACCACAAGTTGAAACAAAAGAAATTGAACAGCCACAAGTTCATGAAGAATACGTTCAAGAAGAACCAGAACAAGTTGAAGAAGTAGTTCAAGAAGATTTTGAGGAACCAGAAGTAGTTCCCACGCCAGTGGATGCCATTAAAAAGCCTAAAACCCAACAAGAAAACTTCAGAGAAGTTCGTTTGGCTAAGGAAAAAGCAGAACGAGAACGGGACTCACTTATGTCTGCGATGCTTGAGATGCAGTCCAAATTACAGAACCAGCAACCGAAACAACAAGTAGTAGAACCAGAAGAAAAAGATTGGTTTGATGGTTTAGATCCAGAATCGTTAGTTGAAGGTAAGCAACTTAAAAACATTGCTCAAGAAATGAAAGCAATGAAGAAGCAACTACGAGAGCAACAACAACAATCTCAAGATATTATGCTTCAAAATAAGCTTCGTACTCAGTATCCTGATATTGATAGCGTAGTTAATAAAGAGACTATAGAGCAACTTAATCAATTATATCCAGTTGAAGCAGCAGCGCTTGGTGAAATGACAAATAAATACAGCCAAGCAGTGCTAGCTTATTCAACTATAAAGAATCTTGGATTATATCAACAAAAAGGACAAGAAATGAAAAAGCCTGCATATGAATCAGATGTTTTAAAGGCTAAAGCTAATGCTGCAAAGCCACGACCACTTGCTTCAGTTAATCCACAGCAAGGCGATAGTCCACTTTCAAAAGCTAATGCATTTGCTAATGGATTAACTCCTGACTTAAAAGCGCAGATGCTGAAGGAGATGCAGGCCGCGAGACGTGGTAATTAACTTTTATTTTTATTAGTTCTTTTATTGTTTGAATTTTCTTTTCTAGTTGCCCATCTACAATTAGATGGTTCGTAATTACCATCATTGTTAATTCGATCTATTTCTTTTTTAGGTGGGCGACTTCCCATATCTGCTAGAAAATTTTCAAATATATTCCATCTTTCACAAACTCTAATTCCTCTGCCTCCATAATTATGAAATCCAATCTCTTTTGGATTATTGCATCTTTGTTTCATTTGGTTCCATACTCTATAAATAGGACTTGTTGAAAGTTTATGAGTTGCAATTCTACAATGTCTACAGCATTTAGAATTTCCAGATAATAATTCAGATCCTCTTATGGTATAGATTTTTTTGCATTCACATTCACAAATATAAGAAGTTGTATGTTTTTTTATTCCAGATTTTTGCAATACTTTCCATTTTCCAAATGACTTACCAATAATATCGTTTGATCTATCTTTGCTTTTTGCTGCACATATTGAACACCATTTATATTTTAAAATATCAGCTTTTCTTTTAATCGATTCTGATCCACATATACATTTGCATCTATATCTTTTTATTGTACTTTTAATATCTAATCGTTTTGGTTCTTCTTGAATTATAGTCCAATTACCAATTTGTTTGTTAATCATTAATTTCTCGTTTTATTAAATATATTTAAATAGTATACTTCATAACATATATAATAAAAAGTTAATAAATGAAAATAGCGCGAAAAGGATTATTATGTCAGAAAAAGATTCAATAGACTTGAAATCTCTTGCTTCAAGTTTTAAAAAATTTGTTGCTTTAAAGGAGGCAGAAGTTAAATTACGAAGATTAGAAATTATGCTTCATGAAAATTTTCCATCATCATTATTAGCTTCTAAAAGTTCTCCACAAAAGGCTTTTGATGATTTTTATGATGATTTTGCAAATGGAATCTAGATGACACTTCAACAAAAACAAGCAATCTTTGCTAAGAATGTCGCTATCTTGATCAATCATGTTTATGATATGGATTATTCAGTTACTTTTGCCGAAGCATATCGTACACCTGAACAAGCTGCGATATATGCTAAAGAGGGTAAAGGTATTGCGCATAGTCTTCATACAGAAAGACTTGCCATTGATTTGAATTTGTTTGATCCAAATGGAAAATATGTAGAAGATAAATCAGAATGGGAAAAGTTCGGAACGTATTGGAAAAGTTTACATGAACACAATAGATGGGGTGGGGATTTTGTTCATCTAGTTGACAGTAATCATGTTGAGATGCAGAATTTATAAATGTACTTCACAGTACTCCTATCAATGATTGGGGGCGCTCTCGTTAGGCGCTCCCTTTTTATTTGCATAATTTCTGGTAAATCTTCTATACTAATGACAAGCGCAATAGAGACGTCGCTTATCTCAAAAACTTCGAGCGCAATCTAGGCTTCGCTCACCTAATGACGCAAGAGTATCGTTGATACTCAAAGATCTCGTCAATCTTAAGGAAATAGACAAAATTGTTTATAACTTAAGGAAGAACCTTATGTCAATCACAACAACCTCCATATTACCTGCACCAGTTCAGCAGAGTTTTTCTTATAAATTACTCAGCGTACCTGTGCCTAATATGATTCATAAAATCCCTGCGATGCTAAAAAATATGCCTCGTAATGGTGGTACAACTTTGCGTATGCGAAGATATAACCCATTAAATACTGCACTTGTTCCATTAGGAAACACTGGCGTTACACCCCCAGCACAAAATTTAACTGCTGTGGATATTGATGCTAAAATTTCTTTCTACGGTTTCAATTAGGTGCCGTAACAGTTTAAGATGATTGACCTACGTAATCTTAAACGAGCAGGTTAATAAATAGTCCAGTGATCTTTGAAATTTCTTGGTTTTGTAAGTAGATAGCCTGCTTTAAATCCGCTCTAATCGACTTGGAAGCCCTAACGTAAAGACGAGGGTGACAAGGGCGAAGACAAATTAGTACGTTTTATTTATATGTTTGAGTTGATGGTATAGATCTTTGCGATAAGAAAGCATTTCATCTGACAATCGCGCATTTGCTCGAGTCATTGTTGATGCAAAATTAATGAAAACTTCAGTATGAGCTTTTTTGATTATCATATATTGTTGGCATGCCGTAAGAATTTCAGATGCGTTATGAGAAAAAATATTCCATCTGTAACATCTTCTTCTGTTCTCAACATCAGGCCTTTGCCTAATAGTTCCACCAAAGTTTTCTTGAATCCAGTTTAACAATGGAAGATTTGTGTTAACAACCATTAATCTTAATGAGTAATAATCACATTTACGGTTATGACGAATGCTTTGAGATTGAATTTCAATTGCAATGCTGCCTTCACCGTCTATGATTCCAGCTAAATAACTAAGTTTTTCAATGGTCCATTTTTCATTCATATATAATAGCGTACCATAAATAAATAATTTGTCACGCTGAGAGACTAAAGCGAGTGGACACTAAAATAGTGAAGCGATAGTCCGAGCTCTATGGAGACATAGAGAGGGAGGAATAACAAGACTCCCCGCCAGTAATGGTCATAAAAGTAACAGATTGTACATTGCAGAACCAAGACCCCGTCTTAAATGAAGCTGCTGCTCGTTTAGGTGTTTCTCTTCGTCAAACAGAAGATGAGCTAACATCACAAATGCTTGCATCTACAGCTGCATTTATTAACTGCGTTGGTGGTGTAAATGGTGACAACCCAACAGAACTTACACGTTCTGACGTTGATGATGTCGTTAGTGCTTTGCTTGGAAACAATGCATACACTATTTTAGACAACATCGAAGGGGAAGATAAATTTGGTACAGCTCCTGTTCGTGATGCGTATTTTGCGCTTTGCCATACAGATCTTACTAAAGATATGGACTCTGTTGATGGATTCATTCAAAAGAACCAATATCCATCTCCTATGAATGCATTGCGTTCAGAGTGGGGTGCAATTGGTAACTTGAGATTCTTGATTTCATCTATTGGTTCAATATCAAACAATGCTTCAAACTTAGGTGCGAATGTGTACAACATATTTTGTGTCGGTATGGAAGCGTATGCTTGCATTGAACAAGACGGTTATTCAGCGTCATTTATCTATCGTCCTCCAATGTACGATGGACCTTTGGCTCTTAACGCGTCAGTTGGTTACAAGTTTGCAGAAGTTCCACGTATTCTCAATGACCTTTGGGTATTGAATCTACGTTGTACTTTATCGTAACCAAGAAAGGAATATAATGGATAATACAATTATACAACAAGGTCGATTTACATCTACTGGAGCGAATGTCACTATTCCTCTACGTTCTGGTGTAGATTGGATGGCTTGTTATAACATTACTCAAGCTGCTGCTTCACAAACAACAGCTGTTGGTGTTAAATATTTCTGGCAATTTGGTTACCCTGCTGGTGCTAAATGGACTACTTTCAAATCTAACGCTGCAAATGCTGCAAACTTAGAACAGTACATCACTTCAAACGGATTTACTTTTTTTGATAATTCCAATAGCCCAGTTGGTCAATTAAATACTACAATTACTGCTATTTCAAATGCTACTATTCCTGTTGTGACAAACACTGGAACTAATGGTCTTGCTGCTGGTAGTGTTGTTAGATTATTTAACGTTGCAAGTGCTCAACAACTTGGTGGAATGGATTTCACAGTTGGTAATAATACACTTTCAACTACAACATTCTCACTTGACTATATGTCAACTATTGTTGCTGGTACAACTGGTTCATGGCGTCAAATTAACTTTGATCCATTGTTCTATCCAACTCGTCGTTTCATTACAAGTATTACTCAAGCTACACAAGCTGTTGTAACATTGTCGGTGACTCACGGATACCAAGTTGGACAATCAGTTCGTATGATTGTTCCTGCTGCTTTCGGCATGGTAGAAATGAATGGACTTCTTGGTGATATCGTTGCAATTAATACAAACGTTTCTAGTGGTAACACTATTACTCTTGATATTAATTCATCAGGCTTCACTGCGTTTGCATTCCCTCTATCTGCTGCTGTTCCGTTTACATTTGCTGAAGTTGTTCCAGTTGGTGAAGATACTGCTCTTGCATTATCATCTAACGTAAACATTTTAAGCGATGCTACATTGAACACAGGTTATATCGGAATGACACTTCAAGGCGGTGTAAACTGTCCTGCTGGTGCTTCATCAGATGTAATTTACTGGGTTGCTGGTAAATCATTTAGTGATACAAATAACTAATTGATAATTATTTCCCACTCCATGAAATACTGGAGTGGGATTCCATATTAACAGGGAGAATTTATGACAAATCAAGTTCAAGATAAAAGAGCTAAAGAAGGTTCAAAAGATACGGTTCAATATCAAAGCACTGCGCATCCATTTGTAAAGCGTGCAAAAAAGCTTACTAAAGAAGAAAAAGAAGCTATAGCAAAAGAACTTTTAGTTAAACGCAATAAAGAACGAGTTCCTGTTCGTGGTATCTTTAAATATCATGAATGTCCTGGAGCTATGTTTGAGTTTATGTTTAGAAAATATGAGCAAGATCCAATAGAAAAATATTCTATGATGGATGGTGAAGTATATACCATACCACTAGGAGTTGCTCGCCATTTAAATACTGATTGTTGGTATCCTGTTCATAAGTTCACAAGCAAAGATTCGCATTTAACATCGCAAGAAAAGATTAGAAGAACAAGTTTCCAGAGTTTAGAATTTATGGATGAAGCGCTAGCTGCTTAAAAAGGGATTGAGATTATGTCTATTTTAAGTGTTGCAGATCCTGTCTTTCAACAAGCTATGCGCGTAATTAGTAATATTACTAATGCTAACCCAGCTGTTGTTACTACAACTATTCCTCATCAATATCAAAATGAAGCGATAATTCGTTTAAATATTCCTAGAGGTTATGGCATGTCTCAAGCCAATCAATTGTATGCGCCTATAGTAGTGACAGGCGCTACGACGTTTACAATTGGTATTGATACTACATTGTTTGAACCGTTCATTGGTCAGCAAAATATAGGAACTACTGATGGTAGCGGTGATGCATCAGGAACTATTGCTAGTGCCCCATATCTTATTGGTCTTGGTCAAACATTTACTATAGGCAGTCAAGTTTATACTGTAATGGCACCAAGTGGAGCTCTTATCACAACGGGAACTGGTGCTGGAACTATGGCGTTAGCTACTGGAGATTATACATTTACAGGTGCTGCTATAACTTCTTCTATTTACTGGAATCCGATAAGCTTTCCTTATAGCTATCAGTATCCACAATGCACTCCAGTTGGTGAGTTGTCTGATACACTTAATAATGCGACCCAAAATGTTTTACCATATAGTGCAACTTAAAAAGGAGATTTGCAGTGGCAGTAGCAACTTCATCGTTAAATACGATTCAACAAAAAGTAAGAAGGCTAACAAGAAGCCCGTCTGAAAATCAATTATCAACTGATGATTTAAATCAGTATATAAATACTTTTGTTCTTTATGATTTTCCAGAAAGTATTCGTTTATTTAATCTGTTAACTACATTTGAATTCTTTACGCAACCATATGTAGATACTTATAATTTTTCAAATGATCCATCAAGTGTCCTTTATGATTTTGAAAATAAATTTATTACGGTTAATCCGCCAATTTATATTGCTGGTTGGCAGGTTCAATTCTATGAAGATCGAACTAAGTTTTATGGTCTATATCCACTATTAAATAGTATTGCCTCTATTGGTACAACGGGAGATGGAGCAACTCAAACATTTACTGGAGTGATTAATACCAATCAAGCTATTATTCCTCCATATCTGCAAGGAAATACTCAAGGTGTCATTCTTGATCAGAATAATGTTCTTTTTAGTTCTATTGCTACTAATAATAGTGGTTTATCAATGATCGATTGGCCTTTAAATGGAGTTGGGCCTGGAAATACACTGACTCCTCCTGCTGTTCCTGGATATGGTAATTTGTATGTTCCTGGAGGTGCTCCGACTTCATATAATTCTATTGATCCAAATAATAATATTAATTACTTAACTGGTGCTTATACGGTAACTTTTCCTTCTGCTCCTCAAGCTGGAATAGCAATTAACAGTCAAACATTACCTTTGCAGCCATCTATTCCTCGTTCAATATTATTTTATGATGGTGAATTTACTTTAAGACCGGTTCCTGATCAACCATATAGAGTAAATATGGAGGTATTTAGACGACCAACTGAATTACTTGCTGGGTCTCAAAATCCTGATTTAAATGAATGGTGGCAATATATTGCTTACGGTTGTGCGGTTAAGGTTTTTCAAGATCGTATGGATTTAGAATCAGTTAATTTGATCATGCCTGAATTTAAACATCAAGAAAGTTTAATACTTAGAAGAACAATAGTTCA